ATGAAGCAATTTATGCACGCACAGTCGCGGCTTACACCGCAACGAAAAACGCCTTTGGGTGCCGATATTCTTCGCTTTGCCCGGCGTCTTCGAGGTTATACGCAGGCCGAATCGGCTGCGCACTATGGTGTTGAGGAGCGTACATTAAGGCGTTGGGAAAACAAAGAGTACAGCCCCAGATGGAACGATGTAGTCGGTCTGGTGGAGGATGTGTACTCGCTCGATATTTTAGAAGTAATAGGAAAGATCAATGATGATGACACAACCAACCATTAAGCAGCTGCGCACCGCGTTAAAGCGCTGGGGTCGATTCTGGCGTACCAAAGAGCTGGGTAAAGGGTTTAGCCGTCAGGCTGTGACCGAACGGGTAGGTGATTCTGGTGCAGGCTACATCAGCAGCGACATGATGACGGTGCCTGAAGAAATTGAAACACTGACACAGTGCATTGCCAGGTTGCGACCTGAATGTATTCGGGCGCTGCGAGGCAAGTATCTGGTTGAGGGGGATATTGCCCTGGTTGCTAAAACTCTGGGATTTGACTCCAAACGGTCGATGGAGTTTTGGCTGGTGAAAGCAGAAAGAAGCCTGCTCCAGAGCTTATGTCATCCATAAGGAGCAAGTATGACCATTATGAACACGGTTGAGCAGTTAAAGAAGCATGAAGGGTTTCGCCGTTTCCCTTACTACTGCACAGCGGGCAAGCTGACCATAGGGTATGGCAGAAATCTGGAACAGAACGGCATCGCAGAGGAAGAAGCGGAACAGTTGCTGGCACAGGATGTGGCCAATGCACAGGCCGGCGTGCGGCGCCGCATAGACACAGTGCACTGCAACGAGGCCAGGCAGGCCGTACTGACCAATATGGCGTTTAATTTGGGGATGCAGGGATTGCTGGGCTTCAAAAAGATGCTTGAGGCAGTGCAAAGTGGCGATTTTGAGCGTGCTGCACTGGAAATGCTGGACAGCCGCTGGGCTCGCCAGGTGCCAGAGCGGGCGCAGGAGCTGGCTCAGCAAATGCTCAGTGGCCAGTGGCAGTCTTAAATTGCTGGGGGTAACTATGAATGAGGAGGTGGCCAAACCATGCAAGCCGATCAATGGCAAATGAAAAAGGAGCTGAATCTGGCTCATATCCTGACCACCATTGCATTGGTGGTGTCGGGCATTTTATATCTAAACGATCTGGATAAACGGATCACCACAAACTCACAGGAGCTGGCACATTTAAAGCAGATCCGCAAAGAGGACCAGAAGCGCATCGAAAAGCGTCTGGATTCTATCGACAAAAAACTCGACGCCCTGTTGAGTGCAAAACGCAATAACGGCTAGCTAAGGGCACAGTCGATGCAGCACATCTGCATCAGGTTGCACCGCCAAAGCATTCTGCCTCGTCCTTTTAATGACTGAATTGACCTGAACAATCTTGTCCGGGCGGGACGATTTTGCCTGAGGAATTGACTTATGAATACCGCGATTGACTTATCACGCCTGGCTCCCCCAGCGGTGATAGAAACACTAAATTACGACGAAATCCGCCAAGCGCTCATAAGCGCTATCACCGAACGCCTGCCGGAACACACGCTATTGGCGTCTGATCCGGCAGTCAAAGTCCTGGAGGTTGCCGCTTATCGGGAATTACTGTTAAGGCAAAGAGTTAACGACGCTGCCCAGGCTGTGATGCTGGCCTTTGCGGCAGGAAGCAACCTGGATCACTTGGGTGCCCTGTTTGGTGTTGTCCGCTCGCAAGGGGAGAGCGATGAACGTTACCGCGCCCGCATTCCCCTGTCATTAGAAAGCCACAGTATGGCTGGCACCAATGGGGCTTATCAGTTTCAGGCGATGTCGGCTGACCCGCGAGTGCGGGATGTGCATGTGGCCTCAAATACGCCGGGTGTGGTGGAGGTCACGGTGCTCACTGAGTTGGGGGCAGATCGGACGGCGGTGCAGGCTGCGGTGTCGGCACATCTTAACCATGAAGATGTTCGGCCACTGACAGATCAGGTGCAGGTAACGGTTACACGGCCAACCAATGTGGTGGTTGATGCACATATCTACCTCAATCCGGGTGTGAATGAGGCTCAGGTCAGGCTGGCAATTGATACGGCTATGGACGATTTCAACCGCGCACATACCCGCCTGGGCAAAGAGATCCCACATTCAGCCATTATCGATATGTTGCACCAGGGCGGGGTGCGCAAAATCAAGCTCTTGTCGCCCTCGGATGACATAACGCCTGAGGCAACACAGGCCGTGAGTTTGTCACTGCAACTGTCGTTTTTATAGGAGGGGCAATGACTGCGACAACACAATTATTGCCGCCCGGCGCAAGCGTACTGGAACGTGGCTTGAGCGAAGTAACACAGTGCACCGAGCGTGGGGTTGTGCCAGAGCAGATAGCCAAACTGTGGGATCCACAAAGCTGCCCGGAATCATTGTTGCCCTGGCTGGCCTGGGCGCTGTCGGTGGATGAGTGGGATGAAAGCTGGCCGAGCGAGACCAAGCGGGCATTGATCGCCCGCTCAGTGCCTATCCATAAGCATAAAGGAACAGTGGGCTCGGTTAAGCGGGCACTGTCCTCACTCGGTCTGGAGCTGGAGTTTTTCGAGTGGTTTGAGGATACCGATGATGTCTACCTGGCTCCTTACCTAAGCAAGGAGCCGCATACCTTTGTGTTTATCGCCTGGGCCAATGCACTGCCTTACACCAGCCGGGCTATCAAGCTGGACCAGACGCTGTACGACGCCATTTATCGGGTGACTAACCAGACCAAGCCACAAAAGGCCCATTTTGATTTTCTGGTTGGGATGAAAATGGCCAGTGGTGCGGCGGCAGGCGCAATCGTTCACCCGATCACACACAAGCGGATGTATGCGGCGGTGGAGCCCTGTATTGGCGACAAAGCCAAACAGCGAAGCAGCCAGGCTGGTTTGTCTGTGGCGGCTAACCTGTCGCGCAGCCGCTATCAGGTGCTCAGGCACCGAAGCGGGGTGGATAAACTGCGCCACCGTACCGCACATGGTGAGTTGCCGATGGCCGCCAATTTATCGCGCACGCGCTATCAGGTGCTCAGACAGGTTATCGAGAGCGCCAAAGTGCGCCGCTGTCACTGGCGCGGTGCGCTGGATCAGACACTGAGCATTACCCGCAAACCGCTTCAGGTGGTTCGTTTCAGGGGACTTACGGATCAGCGTATTCCCGATCATTTTATTAATAGTACCAGTTGCGCTGCGCCCTTGCTGCACATCAGCCGCCGTCGGGTGAGTGCTGTGCGTTGCTATGGCACGCTCGGCGCACCTGCATAAAGGAGTTAGGACTAATGAGTATTTTGTTACAGCCCGTGATCACCTCGGCGGGCTTATCGGCGCTGTTCAGGGCGCAACAAGGCGGCTTTAAGGCCAAGATCAGCAAAGTGGGCCTGGGCAGCGGCAGCTATCAGCCACATGAAGGGATCACCCGCTTGCAGGATGAAAAGTACAGGCTGGACCTGGCCAGTGCTAAAACCCTGGCTGATGATAAACAGCTTCATCTGACCGTGCGCGATGCCGAGCAGGTGGAGGGAGACGGGTTTTTCGTCAACGAAATTGGCTTTTACACCGAGGAAGAAGTGAATGGAGAGATCCAGTATGTGTTGTTCGCTGTGTACTCTTCCGATGAACCTATTGCTTATAAATCCAATGATATTGAGCTATTGCTGGCGTTCGACTTAACCCTGACAGGGGTGCCTGCCGACTCGATCACTGTGATCGATCAGGGCGTGGAGTTCAATATTTTGGTGGCCCCGGAGCTGGCCAAGATGGGCGCAGCGCAAATTGGCAACATGAACCGCCATCTTAAGCTGAAATTTGCACTGATGGACAACGGGGTGCTGTAAGCATCCGCTCAGCGCACCAAAGGAAGCAAAACAATGACAGAACATAACCCGTTCGCAAAAAATGCGCCGCAGCGCGCACAACAGCTGGCCGAGGAAGCCATTAAACTGCTCAAACAGGCCAAAGCACTGCAGCATCAGGCGCAGGTGGATGCCGCCCGGATACAGGGATATCAGCAGCACAGCGATGGCCTGGCTTTTCAGTTTCTGGCTGCCTGCGCGGAATACGGCGAACACAGTCCACAAGCGGGTAAAGCCCGTGAGCACTGGCTGGGGGCGCGTAACGCCATTAAAGCCCAGTTTCCAAGAACCTAATTTTATTTAACTTTTTAATTCCAATTTTAAATGGAGAAAACTATGGCATTAGAACACGATATTGCCAGCCTGGTTGAAGCCTCTGAAGCGCTGACCAGCACGGTAGATAACAAAATCCAGAGTATTGATAGCGCGCTCAGTGCAGCACTCAGTGCAAGTGAGACAAAAGCAAACCAGCACCTTGCAAAAGTAGATGCGCAGCTGAGTAGGTACACGGAGTCTCAGTCGCATTTTCGGGTGACAAAGAACCAGGCATTAGTCCCTAAAGAAGACGGCTCGTTTCCCAAAGATTGGAGTGCGGGCTATCTAAAGCAAGCTAGGTTGGTTGAAACCGTAGAAACGGGCGTTGAGCCGCAGAACAGAACTGATCTTGCGCGCGAGTTTTTACGCGCAATTGGTTCAGATACCAAGTACTTTGCCAAAAACTTTAATATCTGGGAAATGGAGTATCTGCCTTATCGAAACGTGACCAACGAGAACGGAGACACGGTTAAAACCTATTCCTACATGATGTATCAGTATCTGCGTCGTCCTACCTACGTGACTTGTGCGGCGGTAGTAAAGCACATTCGTGGTGCGGTTCCAACCGCATTTTGGTGCAGTGGTTTAGAAGCAAATGCACCGGCTAAGGTATGCGGTGGTGGCATATCCCATAGTAATCGAAACTTATATACACATTGCCATCCCTATATCCATGGTAAAGACCTCGACTTGTCTGAAACAACGGTGATCCAGATCGCATTACCTGCGGTGGTAACGGGCAATGTGCCAATTGCGAACGCCTGGGGCCAGTTCCCTTATCTGGGAGACAGTGCAGTGTCTGCCTATGAGCATCAACCAACCCCAACTTTACCCTAGGAGTGAAACATGGCACAACTTATCGTGAATAATCAGGTCGTAGAGCAATTCCTTGACCCCTTTACACCACCGGCCGTGGTTGCCCAGTTTGTGGAAGAAAACTACGGTCAGCACAGCGAGTATGCAATTGAGCTAAGCGACTCAGAACAGCAATTGAAGGATCGTGTTCAGATCCGTAGCGAGCTGGAAAAGCAAGTAGCCGATACTCAGTCTTTGCTTGGCACAACGTCGGACACCACCCATCTGTTGCTCAATGAACTCAGTGTGTTTGTGAATAAACTGGCTGCGGCACGCACGCTGGATGAGGTCATTGGCTCGGCTACTGACATCCAAACTGCCATTGGTGATATTGGAGGCCAGGTGGCAACAGGTGAGCTGACCTTCCCATATCAGACTAAAGGTCTGGCGTCGGTTAAACAGGAAATACTGGAGCGTGCCAACGGTGTAAACAACCTGCTTAGTGACTAATCACCTTACCACCTTCAGGGCTTCATGCCTGAATACCTGATTTCCTCAGGTATTCCTTTTTAAACGTATTGATTAAAAATCAAATCCTATCGGAGAGAACGATGGCATTAGAGCATGATATTGCCAGCCTGGTTGAAGCGTCTGAAGCGCTGGCCAGCACAGTAGATAATCAAATTGAGAGTATTAATAACACCGTCAGTAGCAAAATGACGGAAGTAAACAGCTTTGTTGCACAGCAAAAGGCCCGAGTGGATAGTTCACTGGATGATTTAACGGTCATCGGTGACGGGGGCTTAGGCACTTTGTCAATGGGCATAGCACATTTCTTTACAAGTGGCTCAGGACCCACGAAAGTGCATTTGCGTTTGCCGCTGAACGTTAAAACACATGATGAGATGTTTCACCTCAAAGTGCGCGGTTATGCTTACCATGAAGGCAAGGTTGTGGATGCAACCTTTGTTGGCTATTCCTACGCGCGTATTGGAGAGTTAATAAAAAAGCAAGCAATAGGAAGCCACTTACCGACTTTGTATGTCGGTAGTGATGACCATGTTTATTGTCGTTTGTCATTTACACACAAACATTTCTTAACCTTCAGTGTTGACGCAATGAGAGTGGGTAACGGCCGGTTGCTCAAAGCGGGTGATATTGAAGTGATTGAGTCTGATGCTGAGCAAGTACAAGGAGGACATGATGCTGAATGAAAATATAACTGAAAAACCACAGCTGGTGGATCATGATGGGGTAGAGCAGGCAAAGAATACCTTGCGTAATAAAATTAACTATTTTGTTGCGGATAGTGCCTCACTGACCGGCACGGCCACCGATATTGCCCACGTTTTACTGCATGAACTGAGCGGCTTTGTCAATAAACTGTCAGAAGCCCGTGATATGGACGAGGTTAACGCGTCGGTTGTGTCTATGAAACAAGCCATTGGTGATATAGAAACCAAAGTTGGCAACAATGAGTTGCGCTTCCCTTATCAGGTCAAAGGATTGGACGTAGTGAAAGAAGAGGTGATTGAGCGCGCGAATGGTGTTAGTGAGCTGCTGTAAGTTGCCTATATTCTAGCGTTTTCTTTCCTTTTACCTGCTTGTTTTCACCTATTTTATCGGAGCTGCTATGTCTCTGACCAACTTCAGTGCCTTCGACCTGGCACGATTGCCAACCCCGGCGTTAATTGAACCTTTGAGCTTCGACGACATTAAATCTGCCATACTGGCGGATTTTAAGCAGCGCTATGGTGAGGCGATGCTGGATTATGCCAGCGACCCGGCTGTTAAGCTGATAGAAACCTTTGCCTATCGTGAGATGTTACTGCGCCAGCGCATTAACGAGGCGGCAGAGTCGGTGTTGCTGGCCAAAGCCAGCAGCGCTGAGCTGGACTATCTCGGCGCGCGTTTTGGTGTGGAGCGCGTGGTGATTTCGCCGGGTGATGCTGCTGCCTCGCCGGCTGTACCATCGAGTTACGAAGCGGATGAACGATACCGTGAGCGGATCCGGCTGGCACTGGAGGGCTTCAGCACGGCCGGTCCTCTCGGCGCCTATGTGTTTCATGCAATGAAAGCATCGCCACTGGTGCGGGATGTCTATGTGTCAGCACCGGAGTTTGAACGAGCAGATATAGCTGACTCGACAGAAGCGTTTGTGCTGAATTGCCGGTATAACGCCGGGCTGGTTGACCCTATGCCCGGCGATGTTGCAGTGACAATCCTCAGTGATGAAGGCTCCGGGCTGGCATCGACTGCTTTACTGAACACGGTTCAGGCCTATCTCAATCAGGATGAGATCCGGCCGTTAACCGATCGGGTGCGGGTGAAGCCTGCAACAATCAAACCCTTTACCATTGACGCTCGTTTGTATCTGTATCCGGGCATGGATGGTGATGCCATTGTGCAGCAAGCTAAAGAAGTGACTGCGCGGTGGCTTGATGAACACCGTCAGCTCGGCCATGATATTTCCCTGTCTGCCTTGTATGCAGTATTGCATCGCGAGGGCGTGCAACGGGTTGAACTGCTGGAGCCTCAGTGGGATATCACCGTTGGCCAGGATGAAGCCGCCTATTGCTCCGCGATTGAGGTGAATATCGGAGGCGAGCATGTCTGAATCCTTGCTGCCTAACCAGGCAACCAAACTGGAGCAGACCCTGGACAGGGTGGCAGCGCGCATCGAGCAGGTCCCGGTGCCGCTTGCCACCTTATGGGATCCCTGGCATTGCCCGGCACATTTTCTGCCCTGGCTGGCCGATGGCCTGAGTGTAGATAGCTGGGACAGTCGCTGGCCTGAACAGATACAGCGTCAGGTCATCGCGGACAGTGTGCCGAATCACAGGATCAAAGGCACCGTCGGTGCCATCAAACAGTCACTCAGCAGTCTGAATGTCAGTGTTGAGCTACACGAGTGGTGGCAAACTGGCGGTGTGCCGCACAGTGCTGAGTTACTGGCACTGGCCCATGACAACCTGGACCCACAGGGCAACACTTTACTTACGCCAAAACTTCAGGCTCAGCTGTGGCAAAACGTCGCTGCAACCAAACCCTGTCGTAGCCAGATCCAGTTTAGTGTTGGCGTGACGCAAACTCAGACGCTGGGTCTGGCTTCGGGCGCAAACTCACTGAGCGCTCAGACAGGGCAATGGTCTGAGCATTACGATTTTTCTTTTTCACCTTCATCAACACACCTGTCAGGGGCTGGTCAGTCTCTGTCAGTATCCACCCCCTGTTTTCGTCAGACTGCGCAGGTGCAACTGAACAGCGGCGTGTGGATGGCTGACGGGATGGCGATTACACAGCTGCAACAGGTCATGATGACAACTGTTTAGGCTACCTATGAGTATCTATACACCCATTATTACCCAGGCGGGGATCAATGCCGCCGTGAATGCCCAGACCCATGGTATTCAGCTTGAGATTGGGCGCATCGGCGTGGGCGACAAAGGCTATGTGCCAACCCGCACCCAGACACGTCTGCAAAATGAACGTAACAATGTGCCGGTCACCGATGGCCGGGTGGTTGGTGACGGCCAGTTTCATCTGTCCGGTGTGTTCACTGACGATAAGGAATATGCCGTTCGCGAAGTGGGCTTTTATCTCAACGACCACTCCGACGATGCACGCAAAACCTTGTTTGCAATCTGGTCTCACCCTGAAAACGTCTTATTTTATCAGACTCCGGTTGCCCGGGTGGTGCAGGGCTTTGACCTGACAGTCACGGCGGTGCCTTATGAGCATTTAACCGTCAATACCAGCGGTGATCTGAATCTCTTTTATGCACCAGAATTCCTGGCGATGACCCAGGCGCAAACCAATATGGCGATTGCCCAGGTGCAGTCAAATCATCGACAAATTCAATTTAACGATCGCTTACTGAAACTGGGAGTTTAAAATGAGCAGTACAGACAACAAATCTATGGAGCAACGGATCTCTGAGCTGCAACAAACCAACAGTGAACTCGTGAGTGCCAACAACGCTCTGACGGCAACGGTCACTGGCAAAATGGGCGAAATTAATACCGCACTGAATGAAGCCAGAACCGAAGTGACCAGTAAGCTGGCGCAGGCGAGCAATACAGTCAATAGCTATGTGTCGGATGCACGCCAGGAAATGCCCTTTATTCGCCTGACCAAAAATCAGTTTGGTCACCTGACGACAGATGGCAAATTGGCTGATCACACTATCAACCCTAATGTTGATATCAGCTTCGAGGAATATCGCACGATCGAAACCGATATACCGTGGGCCAGCAGGGACGATGAAGAGAAGGAAATATTAACCGCCATGGGCATGGCCGGGTACAGGCATATGAAGCCTGCTCCGATTAGAATCATTAAAATGCGCTGGCAGGATCTTGTTGTAGATCCAGAAAAAGAGGCCTATGCGTTCTATCAGATCATACATGGCTCTAACAAAGTGACGGTTGCTTGCTATGCCAAACTGCTGTCTGGCTCGGCGTATGGCAATGGTTTTAATGGTCTCACGAACGAATGGGGTCTGTGTGGTAATCATTATGGTGGTAACCCCGGCGCTTATGTACACAGCCATCCTATTTTAAACAGTCCCAGCGGCGAAGTTTTGTTTGCCTGGTATGGCGCCGTGGCGGGGTTTGCACCATTAGACCGCAATAACCCTAAATGGGGCTATTTCCCGCATATTGCGTCTGCCCATGGTGAAGACATTTCAGTGTAAGGAGAATCGCGAATGAAAATTTATGTGAATGAGCGCCTGGTGGCGCTGCATGGTGGCATGGTATCGCAGCAGCAGGCAGTAGATATCGCTAGATCTGCAATGGAAGAGCCGGTCAACCCCGATGAGGTCAAGCGGGTCTGTACGACCTGGTGTGAGGTTCGTCAACAGCGAGATAATGCACTGGCTGACAGTGACTTTACTCAGGTTACAGACAGTCCACTTAGTAATGAGCAGCAACAGCTCTGGGCAACTTATCGTCAGACATTGCGCAACCTGCCGGAAACATTTGAAACGCCCGAGCAGGTGATATGGCCACAACGGCCTGCCTAACGGTTTTTAATTGCACAGGCCAAAGAATAAACAAGGAGAGAAGTTAATGAGCACTTCTAATTCACTGTCGCTTGACCAAAGGATAGCGGCATTACAACAAGCCAATGGCGAACTGGTGGCGGCCAATAATACCCTCACCGGCGAAGTAACGGCAAAAATGGGCGCAATTAACGCCACGGTTGCTGGTGCTGAGGCACGTATGGATCAGGCTATCGCTAACCTGGCTGCCAGTCATTCGGATATGCGGATCAATTATTATGATGGGGTTGTACACTCCAAAACATCTCTGGGGATTGAAGCAGACCCGGATCAGCCGCATATGTCCAAATGGAAACGTATACCAGTGACTGGCATTGGCTATCACCAGTATCCGATTAATGGTGCGCTTACCAAGTTACATCTGAAACATGGTTTAAGCTTTGATGGCGGTTATCACAAAGACTCGCCTACATATGATAGTGACTGGAGCCGCACTTTTATGCAGTTTGTGCTGACCAATGAGGAGGCATCCAGCGAGCAGATCAATGCAGAGTTGGAGCGTCTGGGCACGACTCTTTACCCAACAGGGTCATGGACTGACAATGCCATTATGGTGACAATTCCGTTCCTAAAAATTGCTGAACTGCACCCTTACACAAAGCTATTTGTGCGCTTCGTTAACCGCCCAAGTGCTCTGTTTTCAAGTGGTAAACAGCCACAGAATATCGTCGAGTTTGGTGGCAATGCCAAATTCGCGGTTGATCGCGTTGTTAACTATCCGCACATCAAAGTATAGGAGCACAGACATGGAGCAATTTCCGACCCCAGAAGCACATCAGGCAATGCTGGCAAGCCTGGAAAAGCAAGTCAAGCGAGGTCAAATTACACAACGGGTAGCAGATAATGAGTCTTTGCTGGGCACCACATCAGATACGGTACACCTGCTGCTGGTTGAGTTTGCCAATCTGGTTAAAGCAATCTCAAGTGCACAGTCGCTTGAAGATCTTAAATCAGCGGCACAAAGCAGTGCACAACTGCTGGGCACCATCAGTGACAAAGTCTCGGCAGGTGAGCTGCAATTTCCTTATCAGGGCAAAGGCACTGAGGCGGTATTGCAAGAGATCCAGCAACGTGCTCAGGGCATTAGTAATATTTTGCAAGATCCCCCTAAATAGGTCACTTTTGACCGGTTTTCTGCCCATAAAATCAGTAAGATACACCTAAGCTTGAGAAACTTAAGTCAAGCAACCAGGTAAACGGTTACTTTGTAAGTAAAGCATCCGCAAGTTAAAAACCACCGGCTCGTATTTCGACTGGTGGTTTTTTTATGCCTGGTCAACGGTGGCTTACTCTGTGGCATTTAAACCGGTCAGAATTGACCGTTTTTAATTCCATAAAATCAGTAAGATAAACCTAAGCTTGAGAAAGCTAACAGAGATTAAAACAGACTTCCCGTGATAAACCCGATGCGGTGCTGCACTGATGCAGAGCCAAATCGGGTTTTTTTATTCCTTTTTGTAAAGACCGAGGATGAGATGAGCCAATTTGCAACACCAGACCTGTCTCGGGTGCCTTTACCGGACCTGCTGCAGGATGTGGATTTCGAGCAACAGTTTAGTGAAATCAAACAGCGTTTTTTGGCGTCTCACCCTCAGTATGCCGATGCCCTTAAGCTGGAAAGCGATCCGCTGACGGCTTTACTACAAACACTGGCCTATCAGCAGGTGTTAAACACTCAGCAGACAAATGAGGCGGTTCGGGGTGTGATGCTGTCAACCGCCAGTAGTGCGGATTTGGATGCCATTGCATCGCGCTACAACCTGCTGCGCGGCGAGGGTGAAAGTGATGCCCGGTTTCGCCAGCGTATTCAGCTGGCCTTCGACGGGTTAAACACCGCGGGCAGCGCCTCGGCCTATACCTTTCATACTTTGTCGCTCGACCCGGCCATTCGGGATGTGACGGTGCACAGTCCGGCGCCGTGTGAGATCACCCTGACTATTTTGAGCAACGAAGGGGGCGGTACGCCCACGCAGGCGTTGCTCGACAAGGTGGGTAAACATTTTGCTGCCCAGGGATGGGAGCACCAGGGTGCCTCGCAAGTGAGACCACTCGGAGACAGAGTAACTGTACATAGCGCACAAATTGTGCCCTTTACGGTTAACGCCCAGCTGATTGTGTTACCCGGACCGTCTGCCGAAGCTATCCGTCAGGCGGCCGAGGACGCATTACAAGCTTACCTGACAAGTCGCTGGGCACTGGGGAAAAAAGTGACCCGCGCTGGTTTATTCGCGGCGCTGCACCGTGAAGGAGTAGATGAAGTGAACTTGCTGTCTCCCGCCAACAATGTATCCGTCACACAGACTCAGTCGGCCTGGTGTGAGCATACGCAAGTGACTGTGGTGGTCAAAGATGAATGAATTATTGCCAACCAATGCATCGGCGCTGAGCCGGGCGATAGCGGACGAGATGGCAAGACCTGAGCGGGTACGCGCATTACTGCTAGATACACTGGATATCAGCAACAGGAGCCAGGCGCAGCGCCAGCGCCTTGCCACACAGTGGCGGTTAAATAGCACGACCGACATCGCCTTTGTCAGTGCGGATATCAGTCTGCTACTGACCTTGCTGTGGGATCAGGCGATTTGCCCGGCGCCTAAGCTTGCAGAGCTTGCCCGGGCACTCAAGATCCCTAACTGGCACCACTACCTGGATGAACAAGCACAGCGCCGGGCGCTGCAGGATGCCTGTATTTTACAGGATATCCGCTTGCTGCTTCGTGCGCTTTGGGATCCCATGCTCTGTCCTGAGCCTTTGTTACCCTGGCTGGCCTGGGCGATGTCAGTGGATGAATGGGATGAAGCCTGGTCAGAAACACTCAAACGCCAGGTTATCCGTGATGCCTTTGCGGTGCACCAGTACAAGGGCACCCCTTACGCGCTGCAAAAAGCGCTCGACAGTTTAAACATTGCTACTGAGATCAAGGAGTGGTGGCAGTCCGAAGGAGCGGACACCCCTTCAGGTGAGGTCATGCCGCCCGGGACGATTAAAGTCTGGGCACTGGTGAATCAGAATTTGGACGACCATCAGCAAGGACTGCTGACTCCCCTGATGCTGAAAAAAATCCGCCGGGTGATCAATGCCGTTAAGCGCGGCACTATTCATGTGGATTTAAAGCTGGGTATCGCACTGAGCGAATCCGTGGCCCCTTTTGGAGCTGCACAATCGGCGCTTAATCTTATCGACTATAAAGCCACGGGTTTGGGGGTGACGCCAGACTCGACACAGGGAGCTGTGGCTACAGCCGCAGCGGGGCACTTACTTAATTGTCAGCGCTGGCGTACAGAGGGCGAGGGGATCACTCCGGATCCGAGCGAGGGGGTAATGGCAGCGCATGCACAGCTGCAATCCTTAAATACTGCCAGCCTGAAGGCCGAAAGCTCGGGTGTGACGCCCGATTCTATGGTCGGCGCACTGGCGCTGTCTTCAGGACTAGATGCGCTGAATATTCAATCTTTTCATTTCCAAGGAGTGACGTAATGTCAGCATTAACCTTGCAATTTACTCAGGTGGGGCTGGATGCGCTGTTGTCGGCGCGTGCCAGAGGCTTTAAGGGGCAAATCAGCCATATGGCCTTTGGCGATGCAAGCTACACCCCGTCTAAAAATCAAACCACGCTGCGTTCTCAAAAAGAGTTGGTGGAAATTGCCGATTCGGATTACACCGACGGCGAAAGCAGCAGCCTGAAAGTGGCCGCCAAATTCGAAGCGCCGCTGGAATACGCCATTGGTGAAATTGGCGTGTTTCTGGATTCCGGCGAAAAGCTGGCAAATGGTCAGCCCAAGCTGATTTTACTGGGCGTGTATTCTAAACCCAACACCACGCTTGGGTATCGCACGCCAGACGTCAAAGTGTTGCAGTGGCTCACTCTGAGTCTGACCCAGCTGCCCTCCGACAGTGTTGAAGTCAAACTCGGTGTCGATAACCTCAACCTGATCCTTGACAACGAACTGGCCGAGCTGACCCTGGCTCAGATTGATACCATGCATCGTCAGATCAATCAGGAATGGCGCTTAGTGGCGCTGGAACAGGCGTAATATAGGACTTTTTAAGGATTTAATATGTCAACAGACAATACCACTGAATTACTCACCCAGGTGGCCGTACGTGCTAATGCCCTGTGCCAGAGTGTGCAAGATCATGCCGGTAATATCAACGCCACGGTGAATGCCAAAAAGGCCGAACTGGATGTAGCAAAACAACAGGCGCAGGCGGATATACAAAATTATATTGCCGATGCACGCGCTGAGCAGTCCCATATTTTGCTAAGCCGAAACCAGCAGATGGAGCCGCTGGGTAGTAATGCGATTAAAGGATTTACCACTACAGGGCTTGAGTCCTTTGAAGTTGTCAAGGAGGCAACGATATATGGTCAGGTAGGCAAACATGATGAAGACCATACCGGAGGCGGGGTCGCTACAAGTTTTAGGGATAATGTTTACAGAGGCTATGTCAACAAGAAGTTCCATATTCTCAGAGTTAAATGGAAAACGAGTCCAGGTAAAACAGTGCGATTAGATAATACCTATTCTCATGGGTACGATCAGGGTACGCTCACTAAAGGCTGCTATATCAAAGTAATAGAAGGGCAACTGGCAGGAGACCTACAGCCTGTGACTGAGTTTAATGACGGGTGGAAGCTCCATGCTTACCGGCAAAAAGCAAATTCGTCAACCGGTGGCTTTTACGCCCCGCACACCGCGCTGTCATTTTCGTCTGAGACGGGAGAGGCTTTGATCTGTCTATATGGTTCAGTGTCTGGGTATGTAAACCTGGAAGGTAATGCATGGGGCTGCTATCCGGAATTTGCAAGGCCCAGTGATATTGAAAGCCTGACTGGCAGTATCGCGACCCTGAATTCACGAGTGAATGAACTCGAAACCCCTACAGCCTAATACGTAAGCAAGGATCAACACATGCAATTAATCCACAACGATACTGTACTGGCGACTTTGGGTGAGCTGATGAATGAGGCCCAGATCCGCCATTTTCTGTCAATGAATGAGATAGATGTGCCGTTTGAGGCACTGACTTTTCGTTTTGAGCACGAAGAAGCACTGGAATATCGCCGACTTTCTTACCTGCGTGAGTCAGACCCACTCTACATGGAATGGCAATTCGACCAGACAGAGGCGGCTAAACAAGCTTGGCTTGATAAAGTGGCCGAGATTAAAGCGCGCTTTCCTTTACCGCAGACACCTGTCTCTGAGGATTAAGCCTGAACGCAGGCACAAATGATACGTGCCTTGTTCTTTTTTCCCTGACCCGGTCAGAATTGACCGGTTTTACCTACGGGAAATCAGTAAGATATACCTAAGCTTGAGAAAGTTAGCTCAAGACTTCGGATTCTTCCCCTGGGCGTCATGCACGCCTTTTTATTACCTGAATTATACAGCGGCACAGGGTTGCCGATTCTAAGCCTGCCACTCCTCGGCAAGGCTCACAGGAGACACTATGTCAACGGACAATAAAACCACGACTGAGCGGCTCAGTGATGTGGCCGTACGGGCCAATGCACTGTGTCAGACGGTGGCACAACAGAGCGATAATATAAATACCAGTTTGCAGCAGGCCAAAGCAGAGTTTGATGACTGGAAGGGATCTTTCACAGAGGTCGTAAATGGACTCTTAGTGCACAAAGAAGGCCGTAATAAGCGTTTTTCCTTTGCGCAGGTCTTGGATAATGGTGGATATGATGAAAGAGGCCAGGGACCTCATCCAGACTTTCGGGCATGCGCTAATCCGAAAGAACCTTATTATATAAACTTGCTAGAGTTTGTTGCTGGTGCAAATGGCTGGTTCGGTAACTACGGTGACCGTTTCCGTTGCGAATTTATTATGTCACACAGAGGAATGTACAGCACCAGTGATCATATTGTGATTACTGGTACGTCGTTCGAAGATTGTGTATCTGGCCGTGTTGAAATCAAGAATATCACGGAACATACACAGAATGGTCACTTAGCTCTGTTTGTTTCCGAGCCAAACGAAAACCGCGAACAAGAGCTTAACCCTAAAATAGATGATTATAGCAACTCGTTTCCATTCAACTTTAGGGCGGTAAATCAGGGCTTTGGTCCGGGCGTTGCCAGAATAACATTCAAGGTCGACCCTAAGTTTCATTGTGGCGCCTACAGAGCATTGTCGGTTCAATGCGAGTATTCATCGGATAGAGCGCGACCAAGTAACATGCGGGTAAGTCATGAACAACCATCCTGGAACCAATTTTAGGGGGGAATGTGCGCTGCAAATAACAGGCTATCAATTGCTCATTTAAAAGCAATGGCACGTTGCCTGATAAACAGGTAGCACTTTTTAGAGTAAGTGGTGGGAGGTTGTTGAATTTTACTAAGCGCTACAGCCAGCCCCTTAACCACTGATGTGATATCGCTAACAGTCAAGATACTGCTGAATTTTCAGAAACTGGGGGCTATCGCCTAGTCAGTGAAACTGACTCCTGAACTACACCTTCGGGCACGTCGCCCGCCCTGACTCACGGATTGTCTTCGAGTCTTTTTAATCTAAGAGCAAGTCTATGCAACGAACGACCTTAATCACCCAGGTGCTTGAGCGCCTGACAGCGTCCCTGGCACAGGTGGCTCAGGTGGATTACCTAATCCCGAGCCAGGTGGCCCCGGACCTGACCCAGCATGCGCAACTGACGGTAACGCCGACACAGGAGCGTCAGGCCAGCGAGCTGCAAAGTAAAGGCACCGACAAAGGTGTTAGCTATGGACCGGCGTACAACAAAAACCTCAGCCCGAACCTGCTTGACAGGCGGGTGCTGAGTGTGCAGCTCGATATTGAGTTGCTCGATGGCGATAAAGCCAGGCTGCTGGAAAGGCTGGATGAGGTACTCAGCGTAGGCGAAGCTGCGATGCTGGCGGACGACGTGCCCACCCACTGGCAACATTTTATTGCCGAGCAAACGACGTTTGACTTTACTCAGCAAGATGAAGCCATTAAGGCCCGGCTGCAAGTGAACTGGACCTTCTATTATCAGGTGGAATACCCAGAACTACCAGGTACCGCCATCACTGAAGTGTATCTGGGACAAAAGGGCTATGAGCACAAGTTGATTTACAGCAGTGACGCATCAAGCGCGGAGGTAGTATGAGACCCGACCCCATGCAGTCCGAACTGGCGGTCTCTGACTTACAGCATCGCTTAAGCAAGCTGATCACGCTGGGTACGGTGCACGAAGTCGATTATGAGACTGCCCGTGTCAAAGTCAAAATAGGTGACTGGATCACGGCAAAGCTGCCCTGGCTGGCCGATATGGCCGCGCACAATATGAGCTGGCGAGCACCTGAAATAGGCGAGCAGGTTGTGGTGCTGGCACCGTGCGGCGACACCGCGCAGGGCGTGGTGCTGGGCAGCGTTTACAGTGCTGCGGCCGATCATCATAAACCCGATCATGTATTGGGGGCGGGTGAGGGAGAAAGCTACCCCGCGGCGAGTAGCCGAGAGCATGTGCATCGCACCCGCTATCAGGACGGCGCTTTGGTGGAGTATGACACCGAGCGCCATATCTATCATTTGTATGTGCCGAATCGTGATGGCAATGAACAGGCTCAGATCCACATTCATTCTGCCAGAGATATTCGGCTTCACTGCGAAAATGATGCGCATATCCAGTGCGACCGCGATGCACAGGTGAATGTATTGCGAGATGCGAATATTACCGTTGACAACAATGCTACGTTGAGTGCGGGTAATGAACTTAACCTGACAGCCAAGCAAAGCACGCTGAATATCAACGCTGAACAAGGTGAACTGAATATTAAAGCTGAGCAGGGAGAGCTCAATATCGAAGCCTTACAGAGCGGCCTGAACGTATTGGCGCAGCAGGGAGCACTGACAGTCAAGGCCAGCCAGGGCGCATTAACCCTTGAGGGCAATACGGTATCTGTTAAGTCCACGGGCGGCCCCTTGGAGGTTGACGCGGGTGGTGCTGACCTGTTGCTTAAAGGCGGCAAGATTAAGGCAAGTTAATAACAGGAGGTAAGGATGGCAGATGTCAGCATTAAGGGAGATAAAGCCGGGGGCGAAGCACATGACGCCAGTTTTGACCCCGGAAAAGTAGAGCTCCTGGATCCTGATCGTAAATTTACCGTCAATGGCGATCCGGTCATCCTGGTTGATGACCTGGTGATGGGGCACTGGGATAAGAGCAAACAAACCCCTCACCCTCCAGGCACAGTCATTGAGGGCAGTAAACTCTTCACGCTGGGTGATAAAGCAATTGCCCGGGTGGGTGATAAAACCTCTTGCGGTGCATTACTTACTGGGGGAGATAGCAAGCTGGATATCAATTCATAAGGAGTAATAAGCATGGCGGGGATGGATGCACAAACAGGCAAGCCGCTGAGCGGGTTGACGCATCTCAGACAAAGTATTCGCGATATCGTGACCACGCCTTTGGGCAGTCGGGTCATGCGCCGCAACTACGGCTGCGGTCTGTATGAGCTGGTCGACCGTCCATTTTCACATTCGCTGGTGGGCGACATCACTATGGTGATATCCAATGCGCTGGAATTGTGGGAGCCCAGGTTTCGCCTTGAAGGCGTGGCGGTGCACCCGGCAGGTAATGGCAAGTTGTCTATTACCATTGAGGGGTTATACCTCATTAGCGGACAACCGGTGACCATAGAAGGGATCCAGTTCTAATTTTTTAACCATTTTCATTCTAATCATTATCAACTTAAGCCACAGGTAAGGGCGGAGCCATCCGCACCCCTGTGGCTTTTTTATTAGCTAATTGACATACCTTTAAAGGAGATAACTATGTCTGAATTTCTACACGGTGTAGAAGTAATCGAGGCGCAGTCTGGTACTCGCCCAGTTAAAACCGTTAAAAGCTCTGTAATTGGAGTCATTGGTACAGCCCCCCTTGCTGATACTACTGCGTTTCCGGCCAATACACCGGTATTGATCGCAGGTAAGCGCGCAGATGCCATGAAGTTGGTTGATACCAAAGGCGCAGCCTATCAGACGTTGTTGGATGAGGCGAAAACCAAGGCAGGTGACTTAGCAAAACAAGAAACCAGCGCTGAGTATCTGGCGGCTGTTGAAGCGTTCAAGGCGGCAAATGGCAAAGATGCTGACTATGTGCTGTCTGCTGAAGAAAAAACCGCTATTCAGGACAAGGTCGAAGAGCAAGCGCGTAACGCTGTCACAGACATTGATGATGCGAAAAAAGGCAGCCTGCTGCGCGCCATTGATGGTATTTTTGACCAGGCCGGTGCTGCGGTTGTGGTTATCCGTGTTGAAGGCGCAGATGACAGTGCTGCGACTACCGCCATGGTTGGCAGCGACACTCAGCCAAAGGCGATTGAAGCATTCCTGGGCTCAGAGTCTGTATTAGGTGTGACACCGCGTATTCTGGTAGCACCTGGATTCAGTCATCAAAAAGCCGTGGCAGATGAGCTTATTGCGGTTGCAGAGCGCTTACGTGCTGTGGTTATCGCGGATGGTCCAAATGATAGCGACCAGAAAGCGGCGGAATACCGTAATGAGTTTGGCTCGCGCCGTCTTTTCCTGGTTGACCCTCAGGTCAATGTACTAAAAGGCGACAAGCTGCAGGCTGAGCCGGCCAGTGCCCGTGTTGCAGGTTTGATTGCCAAATCTGACAATGACCGTGGTTTCTGGTGGAGCCCGAGTAACACCGTTATCAATGGCATTGCCGGTACCGCTCGTCCGGTTGACTTCCAGCTGGGCGACCCGCTTGCCAGTGCAAACCAGCTTAACAGCAAAGATGTGGCGACCATCATTCGTCAAAATGGCTTCAAGCTGTGGGGTAACCGCACGTGTTCAAGCGACCCTAAATGGGCATTCCTGTCAGTGGTACGTACCGCAGACATGATCAACGATTCACTGCAACGCGCGCACATGTGGGCCGTTGACCGCAATATCACCAAAACTTACATCGAAGATGTGACGCAAAGTGTTCAGTCATACCTGGACAACCTGAAGGCACAGGGCGCAATTCTGGGCGGTGAGATCTGGGCAGATGAAGAGCAAAACACACCGGAAAACATTCAGGCCGGCAAAGTGTTCTTTAGCTTTGACTTTACACCACCTACGCCTGCTGAGCACATCACCTTCAAGAGCATCATGACAAACAACTACCTAGAGGAAATCGTATAATGGCAATGTCTCCTAAAATCCTTAAAAAATTCAAACTGTTCGTAGATGGTAAAGGCTACCTGGGCATTGCGGACGAGCTTACGTTACCAAAAGTAACCGTGAAAACCCGTGAAGTGACTTCTGGCTTCCAGGCGCCAATCGAGCTGGATGTGGGCCAACTGGAAAAGCTGGAAGGCACGGTGACTTTGCTTGAGTACAACGCCGACATGATGAAGCTACTGGGCGACTGGAGTAGTGCAACGACACCACTGACAGCGCGCGGTGCGATTCAGGCACAGGGCGATTCGCCGGTACCGGTCGTGGTTACTTTGGAAGGCTTCTTCAAAGAAGTCGACATGGGTAACTGGAAAGACGGTGAAGAAGCCAAGCTGACACTGCAATATGCGGTACAAAAGTACAAGCTTCAGATTGGTCCGGACACCATCTACGAAATCGACCTATACAACGATGTGCGTAAGATCAACGGCAAAGACCACATGGAACTGCTGCGTAACGCCATTGGCGCTTAAGCACTAACTCGCAATAACAATAAATAGGAGCAAAAGCATGAAAGAAATCATTACCCTGGCATTTCCAATCACGGTTGATGGGCATGAGTATGCCGAACTAACAATGAGACGACCTAAAGTACGTGACCGGTTAATGGTGGATAAGGCAGATATCAGCGAGTCGGAAAGTGAAATTCGTTACTTCTCCAATTTGTGTGAAGTCTCGCCGGATATCATCGAAGAGCTTGACTGGAGCGACTTTGTGAAGCTCAGAGAAACCTTACAGGCTTTTCTCGTATCCCGCCCAGGCGCTTAAGAGCCATGGTCGTGGCCCTGGCCAAATACACAGGTTGGGGCCTGGCTGAGCTTAACGCGTTAACCGAAGACGAGTTAATCGACTGGTTTGAGGCAGCGGTTGACTACAAACGCGCAACCACTCCCTCCTGACTCGTGGGCGGGTTAGGGCTGGCGGGCAATTCACACCCGTCAGCCTTTATAGGTAAGTGCTCCATATCAGAGCGCTTACCTATAAAGCACCTTTTCGCTTTCCAAAATTTCTTCATCCCGATACGGACCGAAACCCTCATGCTGTGCGCCTGAGGCGGCTGCCGTGTCTGTCATTTTTGTCTTGGCGTGCGTGCCATTTTTCTAGTCATTCTCAGGTAATATTATGAAGCAACAGGGATCTGTCGACCATCTTCGTTCCCCCGCCGGGGCCGAAAACAAAGTTAAATATCGCCTCCCACACAGCGGGAGTACAGCGAAGCGACTGGCCAAACTGGGTGATGCGCTTAAAGAGTTAAAAGCACACAGTCACGCCAGTACCCAATCCGTCAACCAGCTGTTGAATGCCATGTCGCAACTCAATGCCATGGCGCTGCTGGACCCAAACGAAGCCAATTTACAGGCCCAGCTTAGGCAATTTTTTAAGCCGGCTGCGAAAGAGCAGGCAGCAGATGCCGGGGCGACCCCAGATACGCTTGAGGCGGAACAGAGCGAGGTCTTTGAGCACTCAGATCAGTTAGTGCAGGCCATAGATAAGCTGACGTCGGCGATTACCAGTCTGGATTTGTCGCCGGCTGTTGTGGTTAATAGCGCCCATGAGGCAGCTTCAGTGCCACAGCCAATAGCGACTGCTGCGCAATTTGTTACACCGCAATCAAGTGCACCGCAACAGGCCACACACCTTGAAGTCAATGGTGCAGCGGCTGCTCCGTCTGCATCCGTTGCAGGTCCGCTTAGTACGCAGCAAAACACGGTTTCGGTTGCACCTGCAACGGGGGCATCTGCAGAGCTTGGGCAGTTAACGGCACTGGCCCCGCAGCTGGGTGAGGCATCTGGCCTGCCCACTGTGGTCGCGCAATTTAAAGCGACCCTGCCGGCGCTGCAACAGCTGGATCTGGGCGGTATGCTGGCGGGCGATTTGCAGGCAATCCAGGCCGCATTGCCGGTGTTGCTGGATGTGGCAGATATACCCGGATTGCAAAAAACACTGGCGGCTGAGTTGCCAGCGATGGCGCAACTGGACCTGGCGGGTGTGTTACAGGGCGATCTGCAATCTTTGCTCGAAGTCACGCCAGGTGTGTTGACTGAGCTGGGTCTGGATGGTGCCTCAGGTGCCGTAACCCGGGCACTTCCCGCACTCAAACAGCTGGATATGGCCGGGATTGTCAGTGGCGACCTGAGCTCATTGCTGGATCAGGCACCACAGGTCTTCAGTGCCCTGGATATGCCGGGTGCAGCCCGCAGCATGGCCAATATCCTGCCTGCGCTACAGAAAATTGATGCGCAAGGCGTATTGAGCGGGGATTTAACCTCTTTGGTTGAAACCGCGCCTGAGCTGTTCAATGCCTTTGGTATGAACGAGGTGGCCACAGTTTTTGAGCAACATTCAGGGCTTATCCAGAAGCTGGATGTGAAAGGCCTGATGAATGGCGACTTGTCTTCGTTAAGTGAGGTAGTGCCAGAGGTCTTTGAGGCGCTGAACATGCCTGGCGCAGCGCAGGCGATGCAAAAAGCCATGCCGGTGTTTGCCAAGCTGGATCCGGCGGCCCTGGTGGAGGGCGATCTCAGCAGCTTGTTGCATGCGACGCCTGAGGTGATGCGTGCCTTTGAGCTGGATGAGGTCGCTGATAAATTCCAGGCGGCGATCCCTGGCCTGACGAAACTGGACATGAAGGGCATTGCACAGGGCGACTTGTCGAGCCTCATGAGTGCTGCGCCTGAGCTGGCTGACGCGTTGCAACTGGGCGATGCCGGGCAGCTGATAGGTGCAGCGTTGCCTGCTTTACAGAAATTTGATGTTGACGGCTTACTGGCCGGTGATCTGTCTTCGCTGGTCGAAGCCGGCCCAGAATTACTCCATGGCTTGGGCATGGGCGATGCGGCAAATTTATTGCAGCAACATGCCTCTGTGGTACAAAAGCTGGATGTTAAAGGCCTGATGAATGGCGACCTGACATCGCTGGGGCAGGCGGCACCTGAGTTGTTTAAGTCCCTGAACATGCCAGGGGCTGCACAGGTGATGGAAAAAGCCATGCCGATGCTGGGTAAACTCGATGCAGCGGCCATGATGAAGGGCGACCTCAGCAGTTTGCTTGATGTGGCACCTGAGTTGTTCGATGTACTTGAGCTGAGCGATGTCGGGAGCGTCATGCAGTCCGCGTTACCAGCGCTGCAAAAGTTTGACCTGGACGGTCTGATGAGCGGCGACTTGTCTTCTTTGGCACAGGCCGGCCCGGAGCTGCTCAATGCCTTTGGTATGAAAGATGCCGCCTCTTTATTACAGCAACATTCAGGCATTTTTGAACAGCTCGATATTAAAGGGGTAATGGACGGTGATCTGTCCTCTTTGGTTGACATTGCACCGGATGTGTTTAGCGCACTGGGTATGAGTGATGCTGCCGCCTTTATTCAGCAACATGAAGCGGTGTTTAAGCAACTGGATGTACCCGGTCTTTTGCAAGGCGACTTGTCCTCTTTAGGGGATGCGGCGTCTCAGTGGCTCAGTGATTCTGGCTTGTTTGGCGACAGCAGCGAAGAAGGGGCGCAGGCAGGCGACGCGCAGGGTGAGCCAGATCAGAGCGATGTGGCATCAGACTCGGAATATGCAGACTCTGAGGATGCGGCTTACGAAGAATTTGATGAGTATGACTTGCTTGATGAAGCCGAGCAGGACGACGAACAAAAAGACCAGGATAAGAAGAAAAAAGACAAAAAGAACAAGAAAAAGCCAGGTAAAGGCCGTAATAAAGGCAAAAAGGGCAAAGGCAAGGGCGCTAAAGGCAAAGGAAAAGGCGCGAAAGGGAAAGGTAACACACGCAAGGACGTATCAGCGCGGCCAGGCAAGACGCGTGCTAAACCCGGCAAATCTCATCCAAAGCCCAAGCCTAAACCTAAACCCAAACAGAGTAAGCTTGGCAATGTCATGCGTCAGCTCGATAAAGGCAGTCAGAGTCCACAAAAAATGACGGCCAACAGCCCTAAAAACGCCAAGCTTGGTCAGTTTGCAGGGAAAAAAGGTGGTTTTCTGAGTCGTCTGCCCGGGGCCAAACTATTTGGCAAGATGGCTGCGCCTTTGAGTGCAGTCATGGGCGCAGTTGATGTCGCGACGACACTGTCTGACGATACCTTGACCGCGCAGCAGAAAACCCAACAGCTAGGCACTGCGGTGGGTGGTGCCGGGGGAGCCTGGGCCGGAGCTGCTGCAGGCGCCGCGTTGGGCTCCGTCATTCCGGGTATTGGAACGGCCGTTGGAGGCCTGATCGGCGGGGGGCGGGGCGCCATGGGTGGAGAGTCTGTTGGTGGCTGGTTAGGAGACAAGCTCGGTGGCTGGTTTGAGGATGACCCCGAACCTGAGCTAAGTACAGACATGGTCTCTGAAGAAGTTGAGGAAGCGGCAATTGCGACTTCCGAGCTTCATCCGGAGCCTGTAACGCCCGAGCAATCAGACATCAAGCCGGGAGATTTGGCTAATCAGGCAAGCAGCAATGCGCTGCTTCAGGATCTTGCGGTGCCACTTGGCCCGGTGGTGTCGATGACATCCAAGCGCTTTGGTGAGGGCAAGTCGACCACTGAGCCTGCATCGACAGAGACGGAGCTGGCTGGCAAAACGCCAGGTGGTTCGCTGAGTGAAATTGGCAGCAATGCGCTGCTTCAGGGTCTAGCTGGACCCCTTGGTCCGGTGATGTCGCTGACATCCAAGCGCTTTGGTGAAGACAAGTCGACCACTGAGCCTGCAGCGACAGAGGCGGAGCTGGCTGGCAAAACGCCAGGAGGCTCGCTGAGCGAGATTGGCAGCAATGCGCTGCTTCAGGGTCTTGCAGGGCCACTTGGTTCGGTGATGTCGCTGACATCCAAGCTCTTTGGTGAGGGCAAGTCGACTACTGAGCCTGCATCGACAGAGGCGGAGCTGGCTGGCAAAGCGCCAAGTGGCTCGCTGAGCGAGGTTGGCAGCAATGCGCTGCTTCAGGGTCTAGCAGGGCCACTCGGCCCGGTGATGTCGCTGACATCCAAGCTCTTTGGTGAAGGCAAGTCGACCACTGGGCCAGCAGCAACAGAGGCTGAACTGGCTGGCAAAGCGCCAAGTGGCTCGCTGAGCGAGGTTGGCAGCAATGCGCTGCTTCAGGGTCTAGCAGGGCCACTTGGCCCGATGATGTCCTTATTCGCTCAGCGTCAGGCAAGACAAGAAACGGGTAAAGCCAACGTGCGCTCAGCTAAGTCGATTAAAAGCCGCTTGTCGGGTCAGGTCGCCAAAGCGTTCAATGGTCGAGGTGCTGATGCGCCGTTAACCGCAAAATCCCAAAAAAATACGACTGTTCTGCAATCTGAACTACCTGGTTTTAAATTGCCTGTGGCAGCGAATGACTCCGAATTCCAGGCACAACAAAGTCAGTTGAAAACGCCAGTGGACGGTGTGTTAGGCGCACTGGGTATAACCGCAGGGCCACTTGGCGCGGCGCTGCAACTAGCACAAGGGGGTCAGTCACAACCTGCCTCAGGCGGTGCAGCTCAATCTGGCCCAGGTGGCAGCCTGGTCTCGAAGGTGCTGGGGATGGCACTGGGTCCTGTGGGTGGCGCTGCGACAAGTTTATTGGGTGGCTGGTTCAACCAAGGTGCCGGACAGGAAGGAGCTGAGGGCTTGCATGATCTTGTGTTACCCGATTCACCAGCGACGAATTCTGATGGCGCAAGTAGCGTGTTTACTCAGGCTGAAGGCTTTATCAAAAACCAGTTTATTAACCCCTTTAATCTGGTTGCAGGTACGGCTTCGGCTTATGCAGGGTTGAAAGGTCAGCCACGCAGTCCTGCGCATAAGGTTGCCAAAGTCGGCAACCTGGCGGGGGACGCACTGAACTACCATACCCTTTGGCAGGCGGCCAATGATGATGCTCTGAGTGGCTCGCAAAAAGCGGGTGTGATTGGCGGTACGCTGGGCGGCATGTTTTCAGCCAAGGCCGTGAGCGGGTTGATGGAAAAAAGCCGCAACCCCTGGCTCAAGATGGCAGCACCGCTGGCCGGGTTTGCGACCAATGCACTGGTGGGCTCACAAGTAAGCAGTTGGTTTGGTGATGAACCAAAGGCGAACGCCAAAGGTAATGTCACCGCTCAGACTGCGCCGCCGTTTGACCCGGATGCACTGTGGCATTTGTCAGACTCCGAAGCGGTGCGCAGCGCGTCTGAGTCTTCACATCTTGCATCCGATAACCGCAGCGCACAGGTGACGGTGAACGCCAATATTACAGTCAATGCTCGCAGTGGCGAACAGGCGCAAGACATTGCGATTCAGGTCAAGCAGCTACTGGAACAACAGCAACAGCAGGCCATTTTGGACCTCAATGCTGGCTATTTCAATCATGTGGCTTGATAGCCCAATCCACAATTCAGGTGAACTATGAGTAATACCAATCATGCCAGACACATGATGCAGCTGGGCAGCTATAAGTTCTCGGTCAGCTCGGCTGCATTTAATAAGTTGAAATACGACACACAATACCGCTGGAAGAGCCTGGAGGCACCAACGGATGACAACAGCCCGTTAATGCAGTTTATCGGCGTGGGTGAGCAAACGCTTGACCTGGAGGGGACTATTTTCCCGCAAATGGTAGACAACGGGCTTAAACAACTGGACTACATGCGAGAAGAGGCCGCCAAGGGGCAGCCTTTAACGCTGGGTTATGTGGAGCAAAGTGGCAACACCAGTCCCAGTGTGGGACGAGTGCTGGGTAAGTGGATCATCAACAGCATCAGTGAAACGCGCACTTTGTTTTTTAACGACGGTATTCCACGTGAAATTCAATTTTCTATGCGACTGGGTCGCTATCAGGCGATCCTCAGAGAGCCCGAGTAGGAGGTATCATGAAAGGCGTAAGTTATGTAACGCGCGATGGTGATTGTTTGGATCTGATCTGCTATCGCCATTACGGACAAAGCTCAGGTACGGTGGAAAAGGTGCTGGGGGCTAATACCGGCTTAGCCGGGCTCGGTGCGATTTACCCGGCTGGCATTGAGATTTTTCTGCCGGAGTTGCCCAAGCCTAAGACCAAACATGTGATTAATATTTGGGATTAGTTATGAACCAGCAACCCTATTTTTCTATCAAAGCCAATGGCAATGAAATTACCCAAAGACTGAAAGATCGGATCGTTGAGGTCGAGGTAACGCAGCGAACGGGTTTGCTCAGTGATGTGTGTAAGGTGCGGTTTGATAACCTGGAAGAGTTTCCTATCCAGCTGCCAGAGCCGGGAAACGTGCTGGAAATCGCGATGGGGTACAAAGATGGTACGCCGGATACCCATGCTGCGCTTACCCCGGTGGGCAAGTTTGATGTCGGGGCATACGAACTCACAGGGCCTGCCAGAGCATTGACTTTATATGGCAACAGCATCATGTGGGATGTCGACTTTAAGTCGCCCCGGTTTCGTTCCTGGCCGCAGCAAGGCAGTGAAACGCCCGTCACATTGGGAGATTTGGTGGCGCAAATTGCCTCTGAATATGGCTTACAAAGTGGGGTCAGTGATGCATTGCGTAGTATTACTTTGCCACATCTGGAGCAAAGCGAAAGCGACATGCAGTTGCTCACGCGTCTTGCTTTGCGCTACGACGCCGTGATGAAAGTGGCAGCCGGTAAACTGCTGTTTGTGACCAAAGGAAGTGGGCAGTCGTTGTCCGGTCAAACCGTTACCTCGGCTACGCTGAGTAAAAACCAAATTATACACTGGGCCAGAGTGAGTAATCATTATCACCTGGTGGGGGCCGTACAAGGCTTCTACCACGACTCAGACCAGGCGCAGCGGATGTCAGTGCAGGCCGGCAGTGGCGCGCCTGTGATTAAGCTGCCTTACCTTTATCCGGATGAAGCCAGTGCACAAGCGGCTGCCGATAGTCAGCTGACGCGTCTTAAGCGCGCCCATGGCGCGGTTCAACTTACTGTGCCCGGCAATCCAGAGATTGTTGCCGGAGCATTAATCTCGGTTGATAGCTCAGTGGATCACCTTGAAGGCGACTTTTTTATCACTGAGGTCACTCATCGGCTGACATCAACGGGGTACATTAGCCTGATCAAGGCAGAGCAACCCAATTAGTCCTGCCATCGCATCGCCCTGATGCGAGTAAGTCCTTTCTCCATGCCTTTCCAATCAGCACCATGTGAATCTTTTGGGGTTCGCATGGTGTCATGTCAATAAAGCCCGGGTCTTGTTCAGTTACGCTGCAAATAGATCAGAACAGCTCTATATCTGCGCTGTTGGTGCTGGCTGCTCGGTCATCGAGGAGTGTTATGAGCTGGGTGAGTTGCCGTTCTACCTCTTTACCAGACTGTAGTTTGGTGTCCGCCGACGCTCTTGCCGCCAGGATCATGGTGAGAAGCTGTTGCTCGGCCTCTTCAGATAATTCGTTATCTATACTCAAAGTGCAAAACAAAGATTCCAGCTGTGTCTCTAAATCGTCAATCAGGCCCACAATGCCGTTTTTTATGTTGGTATTTTGGGTTTTAAACTGGCGGATGGTTTGACGCAACTGCTGCTCCAGCAACACCCGGTTGATACACTGTTCCATACCATCCATCACATAGGCGAGATAATCTCGCATTGTGCCCGCCATTTCTGGATCTTCAGGCATATTTTTTACCAGTAAGGAGGCACGGCGCCAGTTAAACGCCGCCCTGTGCTTACCAAATGCCATGATCCGGCTTGCCCCGTGTAATGACTCCAGCAAAGCCGCATCGATATTTTTAACCACCCCGTCATCAAAAAAGCAGGGGCTGGTGTTGTGACTTCGAACGATCAAAGAGCATTTCAGGCCAAATCCGCGCGTCACGCTAAAAACGGACTGGGCCAGGTGTTCCAACTCGTGGCAATGAAAGCTATCCCGATAAAACCCCATCACAATTCCCAATGAAGAGAGCGCCGATAAGGCTTTGACTGCCACGTCGTCCGCGTCATCGGGTTTAGCGGCGCGCGCCTGATGCGATTTAAGCAGGGCAGACACTTTGATGTGCAGCTCTTGTTCGTCTACCGGTTTGGCGATAAAGTCGTTGCCGCCGGCATCATAGGCTTTTAAGCGCTCCTCTAACGAGTTGAGGTTCGAGAAAAACAAAATAGGCATGGTGTGCCCGGCGAGCCTGATTTTATAGGCCGCTTCATAGCCATTCATGCGCGGCATCTGAATGTCCATCAGAATAAGGCTCGGCGGGCGTGAATCGACCAGCTTAAGTGCCGCTTCGCCGTCTTGTGCGACTTCTATCTGGTACTGTGATGACAGCATATGTGTATGATATTCTATAACAAATTCGTCATCATCAACGATCAGGATTGTCTCCAT